CATGGAAAGCTAATAGAAGTATTGGTGACAGTTTAGAGCACAGATTTGATGGTAGACAACAAAGAAACATGGAAACATACTTTGAACAATTAAAAGCTTCTGACAGTATTATCAAACAAGTTGCAGGTAAAGCAGCTACACCGCTTGGTAAATTATCTTTTCTTACTTTAAGATTACTGGGTGCCGGTGATACTTTAATGAAAAACATTTTTAACAGAGCAGGAAGAGTTGCCAATGTTAATCAAAGAATGAGAACTTTTTATCCTGAATTATGGAAAGAAAGAAAACTATTTAACAAATCAAGTATTGTTGATTTACAAGATAACATAAGAAATACTAAAGAAAATCTTAGATTTGAAACAGCACAAGATAAACCTAATGTTAAAAGAATAGAAAAATTAAATAAAAAATTAACAGAATTAGAAAAAACTAAAGTAGAACAAACACCATTTGAAAAAAAATGGTCTGAGTTATATTATCAATATGAAGATGAATTTGGTAATTTTAGAGAAACAAAAACATTTAATAAACTAGAAATATCATCATTAGATGACTTAACAAAATCAGTTGCAAATGACCCTACATATATTGCTCGTAGTGGTTCATTTACACAAAATCTTAAAAATGAGATGTTAGATGCTAACCAATTTTATCCAGACCAAAAACAAAGTGGTGCTAATATTGGTGATTGGTTATTAAAGACTGTTAATAAAGCTCCATTACTTAGAGTGCTTACAAGTTTACACTTTGTAAAAACTCCTGTTAACTTATTTAAATATGGTTGGCAAGCAACTCCTATACTTAATAAATTAAACGTGGAATTTACAGCTATGCAAAATGCTTCTGACCCTATTGTTAGAAACAAAGCACAATCTATTAAAGCTGTAGGTATAGCTGTGTATGGCTTAGCAACGCACCTAACACTACAAGGTAGTTTAACAGGATATAGAGAAAAAGATAGAAAACATAGATTTGCTTATAAATGGCAAGATGAAAATGGTGTAACACAATACACACAACTTTCTCGTTTCTTTCCTTTATCAATTCCGTTTATGGTTACAGCATCAATACAAGATGCATTAGAAGAAGCAAGTGATATATTTAATGACCCATTACACAGCGCAGAGCAAGAAAGATACTTAGATTTTATGCGCCATATTGGTGGTGCATCAATGTCTTTATGGTCTAACATTTTTGCTAGTAATTTAATGACACAAGATTTCTTTAAATTAACTGAGATATTTTCTGAAACAGAAGCTACTAATGAAGAAGGAGCTGCTAATATTTCTAGATTAGAAAGATATTTTGGAAGATTTACTTCTAAGAATGTACCATTAGCTACGTCATGGAGATGGACAAATAAAGTATTTGCAGACGGTGAAGCAGAACTTGTAACAGCTTTAGACCATTTAAAACAATCAACACCTTATGGTTTATCTAAAATAATAAATGAAAAATACTTAGGTGGTAAATTAGATGCATTAAATTATGGAGATGCATTATCACCAAAATCTGACCCGTTGGGAAATGAATATGCAAAACCTAGAGGATTGTTATTAGGTCAAGCACAAGATATGTTTCCTGTTACTTCACATTGGAGTAATAATATGGTAGACAGTAACGGAAATAAAATTGTATTATCACCGGCAGCTAGAGAAAAATTAGAAACTTCTAATATTAAATGGGAAAGACCTCAGTTTACTATTCAGCTTGGAACTAAAAAGCCATTGAATATGAAATTAACTACAGCTATTCAATACAAACATCCGGTTACTGGAGAAACAATTAAATTTCCAGAAGGCATTACTATGTACGAAGCAATGCGTCAAGTTAAAGGTCAAATTAAAATAGCAGGAAGAACTTTAAATGAAACATATCAATATGAGTTAGAAAATCCTAATTCTGAATTTAATAAAAGATATGCTTCTAATAAACTTCTTGGCGGTAAATATATTGGTGATGATTACCTATTACAACGAATAAGAGAATTTGAAAGAGAAGCTAGAGAGTGGATTAAAAGCAATGCTTTAATTGATATTAACGGTAAAATCACTACAGCTAGTGCACTTAAACGTAGTGCAGAAAACATTGAATTTATGGAATTAATGGGTGAATAGATAAAGTACCCCTTTTAGAAGAGATAAACACAAATTATGGCTAATTCATTCGTAAGATACACCGGAAACGGTACAACTACTACATACGCTATACCTTTTAGTTACAGAGATACAGCTGATTTATCAGCTACAGTAGCAGGTGTAAACATAACAGCATATTCTTTAGATGCAGCAGGCACTCTTCTTACGTTTACTACAGCACCTGCTAATAATGCTGCGATTGAAATACGAAGAACTACAAGCCAAAATACAAAATTAGTAGACTACGTATCAGGCTCAGTATTAACTGAAAATGACCTAGATACAGATAGTGACCAAGCGTTCTTTATGTCGCAAGAAGCGATTGATAAAGCAAGTGATGTAATATCATTAGATAACGTAGATTTTAACTGGGATATACAAAATAAAAGATTAAAAAATGTAGCAGACCCTGTAGATAATACAGATGCTGTTAACAAACAATTTATATCAACTAATTTACCTAATATTACAACAGTAGCAGGTATTAGTTCAGATGTAACTACAGTTGCAGGTATCAGCTCAGATGTTACTTCGGTAGCTAGTGATGCTACAGATATAGGCACTGTTGCTACAAACATAGCGTCAGTAAACACAGTAGCTACAAACATCAATGATGTAATTAAAGTTGCTGATGATTTAAATGAAGCAATTTCAGAAGTAGAAACTGTTGCAAATGATTTAAATGAAGCTACTTCTGAAATAGAAGTTGTTGCTAATAATATAACTAATGTTAATACTGTAGGTACTAACATATCTAACGTTAATACTGTAGCAGGTGTAAATGCAGACGTTACTACAGTTGCAGGAATAAGCGCTGATGTAACTTCAGTAGCAGGTATATCAACTGCTGTATCTAATGTTAACTCAAATAGCACAAACATTAATGCTGTTAATGCTAATTCAGCTAACATAAATACTGTTGCAGGTATCAATGCAGATGTAACTTCTGTTGCAGGAATATCAAGTGATGTTTCTACAGTTTCAACAAACAATGCAAATGTCACTGCTGTTGCAGGTAATGCATCTAATATTAACACAGTTGCAGGTAACACAACTAACATTAATACAGTAGCAACGAACAATGCAAATATTACAACAGTTGCTGGAGCAAATACAAATATTAATACAGTTGCAACTGATATAGCCAATGTCAACACTGTTGCTACAAATATACCTTCAATAAATAGTTTTGCTAACACTTACAGAATTGGTGCAACAGACCCAACAACATCTTTAGACGAAGGTGATTTATTTTATAATTCAACAGACAATGCTCTTAAATATTATAATGGTTCATCTTGGCAACAAATTACAGCAGATACAGATGTTAAGAGTTTAGTTTCAGCAAATGATACAACAGCAGGTTTTTTAAATGGAAAATTAGTAGCAGGTTCAAATGTTACATTTACTGAAAATAATGACGGTGGAAACGAAACACTTTCCATTTCAGCAACAGACAATTCAATACCTTTTGCAATAGCACTTGGGTAAATAATTAAGGAGAAAAATAAAAATGGCAAATAACTTTAATTCAACAACAGCTAGTTTGACAAATGCTACGTTGACTACAGTTAAGACTACTACATCTAACAAACAAGTTATGATTGGTTGTCTAGTATCTAATACTGGTACAACTTCTATACTTATAGATATAGTTCTTAATAACGGTTCTAACGATAGATATATTGTTAAACAAGCACCAGTACCAGTTGGAAGTTCTTTAGAAGCAATATCAGGAAAAGTAATTATTCCTAGTGGTGGTGCTGTTAAAGTAAAATCTGACAATGCTTCTGGTATTGCAGATGTAATTATTTCAACATTGGAAGACGTAGCGTAATGTATTTAGGAAATCAACCAGCATTAAGTTACACAAGTTTTGCAAAGCAAGACTTTACTACAAGTGCGACTACATCTTACACACTTGACCATCCTGTAACTAACGAAAATGAAATTGCATTATTTATAAACTTTGTAA